CCCTTTCGGAACCCGCCACATAAGGTGACCCGCAACCCGGCAGATAACGCCGCTGACCCCACCACTGGCCCCACCACTGGCCCCACTGGTCCCGCCCCTGATATGGCCCCACCAGTCCCGCCTATTCACACGGTCCCGCGTTGTTGGTCGCGTCAGATATGTAATCGCCCGCGAGGCGCAAACACATCATCTGAAAATGAAAGTAAGAATGTGAATAAATCACAAATCGAGGTTCGCCAAAAAGCGAATAACGAGCTGGGCATTTGGGTTAGTAACAAGATGGCCGAGCTTAAGAAAAAAGGCTACAACGAAGCGCAAACCTTGGCCCAATATAAGGCCAAGATCAACGAATGGTACGAGGAGCAAGATGTCCTGGACCGCGCCCGCGCCGGTAACGTCAGCGTCGAAGCTATGGTCAGCAAAATGGGCGTTTGCGCTGGCGACCTAGGCAATGCGAATCCCCCATCGCCCACTAAGCGCATGAAGGGCCGCGACGCCTGTCCATTGGCCTTCAAGGAGTCCGACTTCAGGGCTCTTCATGCGGCAATGGAAAAGGGGCAGAACATTCGCATTAAGAGTGTTGGTGATGTCTCGACGAAAGCATTTTCCACAGCTGAATCGCTGTTGCCGGCTCAACTGTACCCCGGCATCATCGGGAAGGTCCACGAGCATCGGCTACTCGACCATCTGCCCGTAATTGGCATGAATGCACCTAGCATGGAATTTATCGTGCATTCCTCGTCATCGGGTGGACCCCCGGCGATAACCGCTGAAGGCGCGACCAAGCCCGATATTACCTTGACCCTCACGCAAAACACGATCACTGCACAGAAGATCGCGGCAACCTTTGGGCTGTCTTGGGAAATCCAAATGGACTTCCCGACGCTCTTGACATATGCGCAAGGGGAGATTTTCAAGCAAGTGATCGACGCCGAGAATACCGCGCTCATTAACGGTAGCTCCGGTATCGTTGGGTTCCAGCAGACTTCTGGAATTCTGACATTGGCCTACTCGACGGGTAATTACCTCGACACGTTCTCTCAGGGTATTGAGAACCTGAGGACAGGTTCGGCCCTAGCTACTGCTAATCTCATTGTCATTCATCCTGGCACTTTCGGCGCCGTTCGGAGGCAGAAGGATGGGCAAAACCGGTACATTCTGAATCCGGATCCCGAGATGGATCAAGCTAACCAAATTTGGGGTGTGGAGTGCCTTCAGACCACGGCGCAGCCGGCCGGAACGGCGCTGCTGCTGGATACGGAGAAGTTTGGTTTCGTGGCATTGCGCCAAAATCTTGAGATCATGTCCGGTTTTACGAATGACGATTTCCAGCGCAACATCAATCGCTGGGCGGTAGAGGAAAGGCTGAATATCGCCGTTGAGCGTCCCTCGGCTGTTCTGAACATTACCGGCTTGCCGACTAGCTGATTGGAGATTGACATATGTCTGTTTGCGATAGTGCTGGCAATGCGATTGTCCAGAATACGTATGGGTTGGCGCCGGCCGTTTCTCTTACCGCGGTGTCGGCTACTGGTGGCGGCACTGCGTTAGACGGCTTAGTGATCCGCACTACGGCCGTCATGGTGGTCGTTTCGTCGGCTGGCGTTTCGGCTGGATCGGTGCAAATGCAGGGAAGCCTCGATAATGTCTCGTGGTTTAGCCTCGGGTCTGCGGTGAGCACGACGACGGCTAATACCGTTTTCACGCCGGTGGTTGTGACGGGTACTGCTTTCCGGCTGCTTCGGGCGAATGTCGCCACCGCCATTACGGGCGGGACAATTAGCGCGACTGTCGGTGTGTCCGGTTGATTCCCACGTCGGGACCAAACGTGAGCGGCACGCCTCCGTTCAGCGCGGGTCATCTTCACGGCTACGGGGGGGATAGCGGCGTTATGTTCTTGAATGACGTGGCCGAGCCCCGGGAACGCGAGGAGCAGGCTTGGTCCGATTACCGGGTGCCCCTGAAAAGGGTCCGCATCCTGCCCCCTTTTATGTGCGCTCACGTCGGTACGCAGTATCTACCGAACGCGATTGCGGAGGTGCCGGAGGCCATTGCCGATAACTGGATTCAAAATCAGTGGGCTGTCTCCGAGGAGGTGAAGAGTGAACCTGTCAAAGAAACGCGTAAGCGCGGTCGTAGGACCGAGCCTGAGTGATCCGGGTGAGTTCGATGTCATTTTGAGCAATGACACCCTCGACAGGGACGGAGAAGTGTTGCTTTCTACGCGATGGAAACAACCATTGCCGGAGAGCATTCAGTTCAACGTTGATCATTCCGATCATGTTCGTGATATTGTCGGTTCGGGTGCTCCGTTTATTGATGATGCCGGCAATCTTCGGGTGCGCGGTAAGTTCGCTTCTTCTGAGCTGGGTCAGCATATCCGCGGTCTTGTGAACGAACGCCACCTCCGCTGGGTTAGCGTTGAGTTTCTGAGGCATAAGGACGGTACACATGAGCTGGTGGGCGGGGCGTTTGTGAAAATCCCGTCTCATCCGACTGCGCGTGTCTTGGCGTCTAAGGCCGCTAATGGTGATGCGGCGCTGATTCAGGCTGTGCACGATGCGGCTTATTGGCTTGGTGCTGCGTGTGCGGTGATGGATGATGGCGTGGTGGTTGAAGACATTGACCTTGCTGATGGTGCTGCTGATGGTGCCAATAAGGCGGCTGTTCTTCGGCTGTTGAGGTTGAAGCTCCGCTCGTAAACTCTTCCCCCATAACCTGTTCCAAAGTGCGGGCGGGGGAAAGCCGGTGGGCTTGGCCATAGTACGCGACCGGCGACCCGCGGCCGGGGGCCATCCTTCCCCCTCATTTGCAGGCCGTGGTTCTGGGCGGCGGGATGGGGTTTTATCCATTTCCCCATCCCGTCGCCCCCTTAAACTGGTACTTCGCCAGCAGCGCCCGGTGTCGGTGCGCGCGGCGAGGGGCGCGGGATTCTAGTCCTTTCACCGCGCCCAACGGCCGGGGCGAGATTTCCACTCCTGGGTCTCGTCCCGGCTTCAAGCCCCCTACAAAAATACAAGCCCTCGACAAGCTCAATTGTAGGGAATCGGTCAGGCGCCTGACCGAACAGCCAGGGGGGCTGAGCGCCCGAGCGTTGCTCGGCCTCTCTGGCACCATTCTTTTTGGGTCACCAGCTCTTCACAGGGCGACGTTTGGCCAGGGGGTTAAGTCAAAATTATACCCAGGGACAATAGAAAAGCCCCCAGTTTTTACGCTGGGGGCCATTCTGTGCATTTCCGGTCCGCCGGTCACAACTTACCGATAAACCGTCAGACCTCGACTGTCTGGGCGATGTAGGTCTGCGCCGTGGCCAGCTTGCTCGCCCTGAGCGCGAGGGCCTGAAATTCGGGATCGTCCTCGATGGCCTGCCGGACCTTGCCGAAGTGGATCCAGTCCTTGACGGTCGACATCACGCTGATCGTATTGGACGGAGCGCCGGTCACCATCGACAGCACGGTCACGTTCTCGGCGCCGTGCTTAGTGGCCAGATCGCACGCCTCGCGGATCACCTTCTGGATCTCGGCGGGGTCGGCGCCGGGCAGTGGTTGGCCCACAGTCATCGAAACAATGGTCATCTCCATACCTTCCATTCGGGGGGATTGGCCGAGTGCCCATCCATCCACACGTGAGTGTGAATTCGCGCGTTCGCGCGGGCATAGAGCGTTTCGGCCTCGTTGGGCAGAGTAAGAAGTCCCATGGTGATCGGTAGGAGATTTCCAGGTGATCGGTAGGAGATCGGTACGAAGCGCCCCGCGCCTCCCGCGCGGTTGCCTTACGGGGTACCGGCCAGCTCCGACAGTTTCTTGGCGATAGCGGCGTCCCGCTCCTGGGCCGCGATCTGATACCGCATCGCCATCGCCGGGGTGGTATGCCCGATCCGACTCATCAGCTCCTTGGTGGTCGCGCCCGCCTGTGCTGCCAGCGTCGCGCCCACATGCCGTAGGTCATGGACGCGCATGTCCGGCTTGCCCACGCTGGCGAACCCGTTCTTTACCGTCTTGGTGAATGCCGTCTTGGACAACCGCTGACCCCTGGTGGTGGTGAACACGAACGCCTCCTGGCCCGTTCCGGTGTGCGCCTTCATGTGTGCCTTGAGCATCTGCGCGACGTGGGGCGGGACTGTCACATCACGGACGCCGGCCTCGGTCTTGGGCATCCCGGTAACCAGCTTCTTGTCGACAATCGTTGCGGCCCTGCGGATTTTGAGCACCATAAGATCACCAGATACGTGAACGTCTTTGCGGCGCAGCTCGATCAGCTCCCCGAACCGCAACCCACACCACGCCGCGACAGCCACCGCGGCCCGGTAATGCTCGGGCACTGACTCAGCGACCTTCACCAGTTCGGCCGGGGTGAGCGGTTGCACGTCGCGGGGCTTAGGGGGCTTGCCTGCCGTCTTGATCTGGCAGGGGTTCTCCGTGATCAGCTTGTCCTCGCGGGCCGTGTTGTAAATGGCCTTGAGAAGCTGGTAGGCGTGGGTATTCCGCGTGGGGGTCTCCTTACCTAGCCCAGCCCACCAGGCCCGCACAGTGGCCGGTGTGACGGCACGGAGGGTCTCATCCCCCAGCACCGGCAGAATCCGGCTATTGAGCAGGTCGCGGTACAGGGCGCGTGTCTTGGGGGTCAGGTCGCGCTGACACAGCCATCCTTCAGCAAACTCACGCAGCGCGACACCGGCTAGCGCCTTGGCTTGATCGCGGCCCTGCGGGGGTGTCCACTCCCCCTGGTCGATCAGCTTGCGTTCATCGCGCAACCAGCCCTCGGCGTCCATCATCGTTGAAAACGTATGCGGCGCTGTGTAGCGGCGCCCGTCATCATGGACGTAGCTTGCTTGTGTGTACCCGCTGGGCAGCTTCCGCAGGTATCCCCAGGACCGCCGTGCTGTCTTCTTGCGTGTTCGTGCCATGCCGATCACCATACTCCCGTGCGATCAGCGTGCGATAATCGTTCCAGAACATGCCTGCTTATCAGGGGTTTTGTCCGCTTGTGTCCGTGAAGTTTGCTGACAGGAAATAGGCTCTTAGCTGCACAAACATGGCTTTTCTATGCTCAGGTTGTGATCCTGGGGGTCGCGGGTTCGAGTCCCGTCACTCACCCCACAGGTCGGAGGGTATTTCCGCCCCTTTGGCCTTAACTTTCCCTAGTTGTCGAGGTCCCCGCGGCACCCGCGATGAGTGGCTGCGAAGGCGGTCGGTCACTGCTGAATAAATCTTCTTGTGCTGTGTGCCGAATCGACCAGCAGCAGCACCGAAACCGGCTGACTTTATTAGGATCTCGCCGGCCACGGCGGGGGCGGGGGACCTGTTCTCCCTCGCCCCCGCCCCTAGACTTGGTCGTGGGTCAGTTCGCACACCCGATGACACGGCACGTGGGGTTATCCCTCGGCGGTGGGGGATCCGTTCCGTCGTAAAGATCGCTGGGCAGCCTGCCGTCATAGGGAACATTGCCCTTCCCGTTGACCCAGTAATAGGTGTGGCAGATATTCCAGTCCCAGTTGTAATGAGGGCCCGGCCCCGTCGGGTAGTAGATGGATTCCCCTGGGCACCAGTGGTGTGGGCCGTATCCTTGTGCCTGGGCGGTGCCTGCGCCCAGCCCGCTACCGGCAAACAGCAACATAGCCGTTGCTAGCCCTGCGATTCCTCGTCGTGGTGCGCAGGTGGTGTTCATGTTGCGTTTCTCCTTTGCTCATCGCGGCCTCCCCCGGCCTGCTGCCTGTCTCAAATATGCACCGCCTGCGTTGCTACCGATCCCAACATCCCGCGCTCGGGCGAGCACCACGATCCTGAATCGGGCCGCTTTTCAAACTGACCCGCTCCCCTAAACTTTCAATTTTTGCCGCAGCGCCGACCGGGGTGTTACTAACTTTCTTCCCGGTCTAAGCAGCAGCGGTAAGTGGGCGCTGTCTCCCCCTCCTCTTTATGCGCAGCGCCCACGGCGGGGGTTCGGGGGTATCACTCGGCCCGGCGCTCAGGGGGTGAGGGGTCGCTGAGACGGAGGGGCGTGCCCCGTGGCGAGTAACAGTGTGCCCGCTACCAGCAAAGCGGCGAACACGACGATTATCAGGACGACCATGACCCACTGGCGCGGGTGTCATCATGGTTC